AAACCGAGCACGGTTCTTCGGAGCCGGCGGCGCTGGTGGCACATGGCTTACCACTGGGCCTACGCTTGATCTAGCTTTTGCCGGTGTGCCGTTGGATCTTGACAACCCCAATGGCGACTCAATCGACCTTGAGTTCATCCCGCAAAACTATCAAGTAGCAACGCAATACTCGATTTGGGAGCCCGGAATGGCACTCGTCTCCAAGAATTTCTCCGACATCATCACCTTCACCCGCGCGTCCTCTGCGACGTACTTCGATGCCACGGGCACGCTCCAGACGGCCACGACCGACGCGCCTCGGTTCGACTACAACCCCTCCACGCTGGCGGCTAATGGGCTGCTGATTGAGGAGGCGAGGACGAATTTGGCGTTGCAGTCCCAAGACTTTGCGACGACATGGACACCTTCTGCTGCATCAATTAGTGTTGATGTTGAAGTTTCTCCTGATGGCACAAGCAACGCAGATAAGCTTATTGAAGACAACACAACCAGTACTCACACATTAGGTCAAGTTTTTAGTTTTACTTCCGGCGTAACTTATGCTGTAAGCATATTTGCAAAAGCTGCGGAAAGGACACGCATTGAGTATAGGGCCGGGAATACTACAACTTTTGGCGCTAGGGCTATATTTGACTTGTCTGCCGGCACTGTAGTGCAAACTACTAGTGGCACCGCATCCATTCAATCAATTGGTAATGGTTGGTATAGATGCATTATTGTCGGTGCTTCGGCAGCTACAGCTTCTACAAACATGCTGGTGTATCTGGTTGAGTCAGGTACAACAACTAACTATTTAGGAGACGGCACCAGTGGCGTTTACATCTGGGGCGCGCAACTCGAAGCCGGAGCCTTCCCCACCAGCTACATCCCCACCACCTCCTCCGCCGTCACCCGTGCAGCCGATGTGGCGAGTGTGAATACGCTGAGTCCTTGGTTTAGCGCGGCTGAGGGGACGCTGTATGCGGAATGGACTCGCGGGTATACGGGTAACTTCAGCAACTATAGTGGTCAAGCTACGCTTTTGAGTGGGGCTTCTCAAGCTATTGCTGCTGCGCTTACTGTTCCGGGATCAACTGCTATCTACAACTCCATGATCGTTGGCGGTGTTCAGCAATTAACCTATCAAGCAGTCACTACGCTTACCACAAATAAAGTTGCGTTAGCTTATGCAGAAAACAACACTCAATGGGCTGGGAACGGCGTATCAAAACCAACAGATACTGTTTGTTCAGTGCCTACAGTTACATCACTAGCTCTTGGCTATTCAGCCACTGGAACAAGTTATCTCAATGGGTATTTGCGACGCGTAAGCTATTACCCGAGGCGTCTGTCGCAAGCAGAACTCATCACCATCACAACCACATGACTTACGACCCCTTCAACGAGCTGATCGCGGAAACCGATCCGGCAGTGCTGGCTGAAGGGAATCGTTGGTTTCACCACAAGTTTTATGGAGCAACCATTTACACCGATTTCTACCTCCGATTCGACACCCCCGCTGATGCGGATGCTGTGCTCTACGAAGGCGAAGGCGATGACCGCCGCGCCAAGTACGCAGCCATTGACGTCCTCGGCACCATCTGGAAGCCAACAGGCAATGCTCTGATGACTGAAGAAGGCGAAGTGTTCGAGCACGCTCCGATTGACGGCTGGCACGTCAACGTGCGCCACAACGCCGAAGCGCCTGAGCTTGAGGCATACCGGGTCTTCCCGGCAACGCCGCAGCGGATGTGGTTCTGATCATGCTCGCCCAGGCTCTCAAGTCCCGTACCGTCTGGTTCGCCATCGCACTGGCGGTGCTCAGTGTGCTGCAAGGCTTCGTGTTGCAGTTGCCGATCCCGCCCTGGGGCCATGCCATCGTCGGCAGCGTCATCGCGGCGGCCATCGTGGTGTTGCGGGCGATCACCACACAACCTCTGTCGGGTAAGTGATGGCAAAGACCCCGGCTTGGCAACGCGCTGAGGGCAAGAGCCCCAGCGGCGGCTTGAACGCCAAAGGCCGCGCGTCTGCCAAAGCCGAGGGCATGAATTTGAAGCCGCCGGTGCAAACAGGCGACAATCCTCGCCGCGCCAGCTTTCTTGCTCGCATGGGCAATATGCCGGGGCCGGAGTTCAAAGACGGCGAACCGACCCGGCTACTGCTGTCACTGCGGGCCTGGGGCGCATCTTCCAAGGCTGACGCCAAGGCCAAAGCCAAGGCGATCTCGGCCAGGAACAAAGCGAAGAAGTGACATGCCTCAAGTACCCATCGTCAGCGGCATATACACAGACGGCGCAGGCGACGTCCGCGTAGCCTATCCCGTCAACCTCGTCCCTGTTCCCAAGAACAGCGGCGTGAGCACGGGGTATCTGCGTCCTGGCGACGGCATCGTGCAGAACGGCACCGGCCCTGGTGTGGACCGTGGCGGCATCGAGTGGGACGGTGTGTGCTACCGGGTCATGGGCACCAAGCTCGTGACGGTGGCCAGCGATGGCACGGTGACAACGCTGGGAGATGTCGGAGGCACCGGCCTGGTGTCGATGGACTACAGCTTCGACCTGCTGGGCATCGCCTCGGGCGGCAATCTGTTTTTCTGGAACCCATCCACCAGCACGCTGACCCAGAACACTGATCCGGACCTCGGCACGGTGCTGGACGTCGTGTGGATCGACGGGTACTGGATGACGACCGATGGTCAGTACATCGTTGTCACCGACATCCTGAACCCGCTGGCCGTGTTGCCGTTCAGCTACGACGGCGCGGAAGCCGACCCCGATCCAGTGACCGCGTTGCTGCGATTGCGCAATGAGGTCTACGCGCTGAATCGGCACACCATCGAGGTATTCGAGAACATCGGCGGTGGCTTCTTCCCGTTTGCTCCGATCAGCGGTGCTCAGATTCAGAAGGGCTGCGTCGGCACGCAAGCATGCTGCGTCTTTGTCGAGATGGTGGCCTTCCTCGGCAGCGGCCGCAACGAGGCCCCCGGCATCTATCTCGGTGCCAATGCCAACGCCAACAAGATCAGCACGCAGGAGATCGACGACCTGCTGATGACCTACGCCGAGGCGCAACTTGCCTTGGTCAAGCTGGAGGCCCGCAACGACCGCGCTCACCAGCATCTGTACGTTCACCTGCCCGACCGGACTATCGTCTACGATCACTCGGCATCACAAGTGCTGGAGCAGGTCGTGTGGTTCACGCTGACCAGCACGCTGGTGGGCTTCAGCCAGTACCGCGCTCGCAACCTGGTGTGGTGCTACGACAAGTGGTTGGTGGGTGACCCTCAATCGTCGGCCATCGGCTACATGGTCAAGGACATCGGTAGCCACTGGGGCCAGCGGGTGCGCTGGGAGTTCGGCACGCCCATCGTCTACAACGAGTCCAATGGGGCACTGTTCCAGGAGCTTGAACTGGTCGCGCTGACAGGCCGCGTGGTCCCAATCACAGCGCCTGCCGACATCCTCGACATCCTCACACCAAGTTTGGTATTGGATTTCATCGACCAAGACTACGAGGTTGTCTACCCTTACGATGTCGTGATCGGTTACCCAACCATCACCACAAGCTATTCTCTCGACGGTCTGTCGTGGAGCCAGGATCGCACCATCACCGCAGGGGCCACTGGAGACACCAAGAAGCGTCTCGTTTGGCTTCGGCAGGGGTTCATGCGCAACTGGCGGATTCAGCGTTTCAGAGGCGATTCTCGCGCTCACCTGTCGTTCATGAGGCTTGAGGCTCGGCTTGAGCCCTTGGCGCACTGATGGCGTCCAAGCTCAACCTCACCCGGGATCAGCTTGCGTCGTTCCTCAAGTCGCACGAGCAGATCATCCAGTTTGAGCGGCTGTTTGCGAACTCGCAGCAGCTTGAACCGACGACGCTAGCTGATCTAGCCATCAACGTCGGTACTGCATCGCAGCAGGCAGTGCAAGCACTGGATTCGCTCAATCTGCTGTCCAAGCAGATCAACGAGATCCTCGCGCAACCGCCTGCCGAGAAAAACAACTCGGTCGTCACCGATTACATCGACCTGAGTTACGACCCGCCACATATCGACCGCGCTCGTCGGCTGGTGTGGAACCGCGTCGATCAGACGGTCGATCTCGGCCTGGACTATGGCGTCATCCAGCA